TTTAATATTGAGAAAATAACTATTAAACCTATTAAATGTGAAGGAGTATTTAAATGTAAACGTTGCAAATCTAACAGTACTGATTATTATCAGTTGCAGACAAGAAGTGCAGATGAACCAATGACTACATTTGTTACATGTACCAGTTGTTTTTATAGATGGAAATTCTAGTAAAAATATCAAAAGAAAAATATATATTAATTTATATAATGAATTATATAAAAAGAATTAAAGGATGTAAAAAATTTCTTTACAAGGGTGCAGTAAAAGAAGATCTAGAACGTATAGTTAGTTTAAAAATACCTCCAAATTGGGTGAATGTTAAAATAGATAAATCTCCTAAATCTAAAATACAAGCAACTGGATATGATTCAAAGGGTAGGAAACAATACATTTATTCTAAAGATTTTGTAGAAAGAAACAAAAAATTAAAGTTTAATAAAATGAATTCATTTGATTACAGCAAATACTCTAGGGTAATTAAACATTACATTGCGAGAGATGATTCATCAAGAGAATGTATTATCGCAAATTTAATTAAATTAATGGAAGAACTTAATTTAAGAGTAGGAAATGATGCTTATAGAAAAGAAAATGGTTCGTTCGGACTTACAACGTTACTTAAAAAACATTACAAAAATGGAAATCTTAAATTCATTGGTAAAAAAGGAGTTGTCCATAATAAAACCATAATCAATCCATTAATTATTCGTTTTGTTGAAAAAATGTTGAATTTCAAAGGTGAAAATTTATTTCAATTCGGGGACAATACAAAAATAGATTCGTCTGATTTAAATCTATTTTTGAAGGAAAAGGTACAAAGTAATATAACATGTAAAGACATAAGAACTTATTGCGCAAATAAAATATTTAAAAACTTTATGAATTCATGTAAGAAAGGTACTACAGAGGACGAAAAAAATAAGAATATATCAGAAGCTATTAAACATACCGCAAGTGAACTCGGTAACACTCCTAAAGTATGTAAAGAATCTTACTTATGTCCTAAGATAATAAACAATTATAGATAATTTTAAATATTATTATTATTTAAATGATAAAAGTGGTTAAATTTAAAAAGTTACGAGGTAGTGGAAAAAAATATGAAATAACTTTTAATAAAAATGGTAAAAAATACATTCGTAAATTTGGTTCCGCTGGAATGTCAGACTTTACAAAACATAAAGATAAAGAACGAAGGGAGAGATACATATCTAGACATAAAAAGGATCTTAAAACTAAAGACCCAATGAAACCAGGATATCTAAGTATGTTTATACTGTGGAATAAACCAAGTCTTAAAGCAAGTCTGGCTGATTATAAAAGACGCCTCGGCGTTTATAATAGAACTGGTAAATTTCCAATAAAAATTACTGGGAGTAAAAATCTAAAATTTGGAATGTTTACTCCCATTAGAGAACTGTTGTATAATAAAGGGGATAAATTAGGTGTGAGAACTCTGAAAAGTATAGGAATAGATCCATATTTAAGGGCTAGACAAGATCATATAGAAGAATATAACCGTTTTTTGGCTATGAATAATGATGCACAGGCAAGACTAGATGCTCAATTTTCTCAAGTAAATCAAGTCACGAAACCATTTGAAATAGAAATGTCAGGAGGGAGAGTAGATGACACATATAAAAAGGATTTAGCAGCTATTAAGATTGCATGGAGAAAATATAAAAATAAACCAACACGATACCGCGATTGGGTATTAATTAATAAGTTTGGTTATTCCGTTCCAAAAAATGTTGTTAATAAGAAACTTTATTTATCCATCAAGAACAACCTTAAAAAAAAAATAAAAGGAAGACGATGGGGAGCCTATGATTCTGGTAGATTAGTTAAAATGTATAAAAAGAGAGGAGGAAAATACAAAGGGGGGAAAGGTAAAACAAATTTGGGAAGATGGTACAAAGAAAAATGGGTAAATGCATGTGCATGGCCTAAAAGAAAGCCATGCGGTCGTAAAACTAAATCTAAAATAGCATATTGTAGACCAAGTAAACGTATAGATTCAAAAACTCCTAAACTTATTCAAAGTTTATCTAAATCTACTATTAAATCTAGATGCGCTAAAAAGAGAAAAAGTAGATTCGGAGTAACTGACCTGAATGATTTTGACTGGACTAGAGACACTGTAAATAATCCAGATACTTTTAATATTGATCCCGAAGAATGGGATTATATGGACGAGTACGAAAGGGCTGATCAATGGGTTTCTGTTTTGGCATCAGAATTGGCGTATGACGATTTAGGAATTCCGGTAGATGAAGATTTTAATCCTATAGTTACAATTAGTTGGAATGAAGATAAACGTAGAGATTTTGAAAAATTATATGATTATTATTATAACTATATAGAAGATATTCGCGCAGATGAGCCTCCGGATACTGAACCTCCTCCTATTGTTAATCGCGATCTATGGGCCGAAGATATCGCAAATTTTGATATACCAACGGGTACTGCATTCGGAAAGATAAAATCAACTAGGAGGTAAAAAAATCTTATAAGAAAGTCCTTGTAGAAAACAATCTGCTAAATCATCCTTTTTTTTATTAGATTCAAAAAATACTTTATGAGTTTTTAGTAATTCCCGTGTATGAGCTATTGCTAATTTTTTATTCTGACTATATTTAGACTTAACAGTTTGTTCAATTTTTATATTTGAACACTTAAGTTTATATTTTGCATTGTAAAAAATTATTTTACAGTCTCTATTTTGTTCATGTTTTATTCTTAATATAAAATAAACATATATCGCAGTAGATATATTTCTCATCTTCGGGTTAAACGATGGTTGTTTTTCCAATAATATTACGTCCGCTTCACAAAGATAAATTAGAGAATCTAATTCTTCTATTATTCTTAGTGTTTCGTTTTGCCCTGTACAATCTAAAACATTCCAATCTAGTATAGTATCATCTGATGTATCCATTAAACAATACGCTAAATTTTTAATCCCAATGTCAAAAGAAAGAATTATCATTACACTTTATATTATATTAATCTAAATAGTTAAATCTATTTTTAAAATAATTATTAATGTATTTTTCGGTGTAATTATTAATGTATTCTTCATTTGAATGAATCTCCGATAATTCAGGGGATTCGCAATTTTCACATTCTAAATATGGGAAAAAACACATTATACATCCCATCTTATTTATTATAATTTAACAAAGGTCTTAAATTAATAAATTTATTATTTTCATTCTCGGTGTCTTTTGTGGTGTCTTTTGTAAATTTGACTTTTGTATTTTTGATAGTGTCTTTAATATCCCATGAGATAAATAATTTGTCTTCATCTACTACAATTACGTAAAATCCTTCATTTTTAAGATATAAACTTAGATATTGTGTTATATCCTTTACATTATAATAAGAAAATCCAAATAAACAGCTTGGTACTGTATATACAAACTTTAATTGATTATACTTTGATAAACCTAAAATTCTATTTGTCAATCTTTTTACAATTTCGGTTTTTAATTGTTTTTGTCTAATTTGTTGTTTTTTTTGAAGATTAATAACATCCTTTAAGGAATTCATATTTGTTTAGTTTATTATAATAAATAAATAAACTAACTATTTACGCTTATTATTAGTTTAATTTTATAAATGGTATAATATAATGAAAAGAAAAAAAGAGGAAGATGAAATATTTGATATTACAATGTACAAATTAAATACATTAGACAGTTTAATAGAAATGATAAATGACTATTCTCAAAAAAAGCTACCATCTAAAAAATTCAGATTAAATTATCCGTCAAAGATGAAACTTTTACCAGATATATTAGAGCATTTGATAGAATTAAATACTATGATAGGTATGAAAAAATTAAAGTTGCAGATAGTAGATCAGGTTTTATTTTTTGTAAATGGGACACAGGATGTTATAATGTTACATACTGTTTTAGAAGGTCCACCTGGTACAGGTAAAACTTCAGTTGCTGAAATTTTATCTAAAATTTATGCTAATCTCGGAATTTTTAAAAAGTTTAAATTTAATGTAGTAAAACGTTCTGATTTAATTTCAGAATATCTAGGTGGAACAACTATAAAAACTTTAGAAACTTTAAATAGATGTAAAAATGGAGTGATATTAATAGATGAAGCTTATTCATTAGGTTCTAACGGTTCTGAAGATATATTTGCTAAAGAATGTTTAGATACAATAAATCAATATCTTTCGGAAAATGTAGATAAAATTATTTGTATCATAGCCGGATATAAAAAAGAATTAGATTCATGTTTTTTTTCATTAAATCCAGGATTAAGGAGAAGATTTCCATGGACTTTTACAATTGAAAATTATAATTCAGAAGAATTGACTGAAATTTTTTATAAAATAATAGAAGAAAAAGAATGGGAAACAACGTGCGAAAAAAAAGATGTAAATAATGCTATAAATAAAAATTTACATCTTTTTGATGGAAACGGTGGTGATATAAACACTATTATTGAAAAATCAATAATAATAAGTACAAGGAATAATTTTGCAAAGGGTAATAGCTTTACAATTGAATCAAAAGACTTTACAGAAGCACTAGATATTTTTGTTACAAATAAAAATGAACATTTAAGTTTATCTTTACCACCATTTGGTATGTATAATTAATAAGTTCTTAGTCATCTACTTTTATATTATTACAATACCAAAGTTTCCATATGCTTCAACTTTATTAGTAGGATCATCATCACTCGTTATTCTTAATACGAAAGTTATAATGTAAAGGCCCGATTCAATGCCCAAGCCATTCATGCGATACGTAAAGGTGTACGGAGTTCCAGATACCAATGTCAATGTTTCTGGATCGGGACTCATGTAATTAAGCAGGGCGAGCGGCGTAACTTCAACGTAGTCGCCGTCGCCCTCTGCGACGAGGCCGTTCCAAGAGTACGCTGTTAGAAAAGCTTTTCCTCCAGTAAAGGTTGGTGTAACTGTGAATTGTTTAACGTCTGTGTTAGTCAAGTACACGACATTTTTCAGTTTTCTTTCATTTATTATTCTGGTATATTCAGAAACAGTGGTTATGGATGACCAGTTTGAACTAACGGTTAGACTAGGGTCTTTTTCTACAGCCACTACTTCTTTAAATATTAAAAAATAAATCGCGACGGTTGTAATTATAACTACTGCTATAATCCACGGCTTCATTTATTATTTATTATTTATTATTTATTTAGAAAATAATTTAAAAACTATTCTTCATATTCTTCTGAATCATCCGAATCTTCTATTTTTTCAGCTTTAATAATATCCCGATTCGGTTGTTTCATTTGTGTCTGTTGTGGAATTTGTTGCGGAATTTGTTGCGGCATTTGTTGCGGTTGTGGCATTTGTTGCATTTGTGTCTGTGGCATTTGTGGCATTTCATTCTGTTGAATTTGTGGAACTTCACCTGGTTGAGCAAAGTTAAATACAGGCATAGTTGGTCTATCTTGTAAAATAGGTATACTTTTAACATCATCTGGTTTTTCAGAATCCAATACGGATTCATCATCTCCAAATTCATCTTCTTCACCTTCACCTTCACTTTCACCTTCACTTTCACCTTCATTTTCAACTGGATTATCTATATTAAAACTATTATCATTTTCGTCATCAAATGCACCAGATAAATATTCATTAAGAATATATTCTATTGGAATCTGATTTGTAATCGTGTCCATAATTGCATCCTCTATTATTTCTATAACTCTACGTTTATCTTCATGTATAATTTTAGGTTTATAATATATAGTTTCACAACATTTTATAATTAATTTATGTAGAAAGATATTAAGACTTGGAACCTTTATTTTTATAGATTTATTATCTGATCTTAATCTTACACATGATAATATCTTAACATGACTTACGAATATAGCTGTAATTAAATCCATTAAATATGGATATTTTTTGGTAACTTGGGCAAGTTTATCTTCAAGTTTAAAACTTGTCCAATTTGGAACTTGCTTTAATTCCATTTGAAAATTAGAATATGAAACTGAACGTCTACCATTATTTTTTTGAGAATCTTCATAAATACTTAATAAAATAAGATAAATTTCTGGTTGTATAGTTTTTATTAATTGATTTGTATATTCTTTTTTTGCTTCTACTAGAACATTTACGTTTAAATTTTCAGACATATTATAATTTATTATTATTATAAATATTAAAAAAAAACTTAATAATAATAAATGAAGTGTAAAGCATATAATACATTA